TCGGAGCGCCTGTGAAGTCCGCTTTCTGGACTTCGGCCGCAGGGCGGTACGCCCGGACTGTCGAGCCGTCCGGGCGTTTGTACACCTGCACACCGGCGCGGCCAATCCGCGCGGGCACAATCAGGCCGCCGCCGGGGGCAGGCCTTATTTTCCCGAGTACGCCAGAATCAACAATCACAGGACTGACGCTAGCATGCCATTGAAGTGGTGTCAAGTATGGTCACTGCACCGCCTGGCATGTATGGTCATTCAAGCGGTGCGGCGGGTCGCGGCTGCCGTAAGGCTTCCCAATTGATCGCCGGGGGTTGTGGAGCCTGCGGCTCTAGCTGCGCCTGCTCGGCTGCTGCCGACTGCGGCTATTCAGCAGCAGTCGGTAAAATCGGATCCGCGTGACAACGACACTCGTAATCCTTACCCGGGTTGCAGTGCCGGGGTGGCCGCCCCTTTGCAACCTCGCTGGCATTTGTAATCGGGGGGCTTGCGTAACTAAACGTCTTTCCAGCGAGCAAGCTATGATCGTGCCGTACCGTGCCGTCTTCGCTCGTGCGCCACACGTATTGGGTAATCCCTAACGATTGATGCTTCGTCTGCACGATGTCTGCGTGCAACTTCAAAGTCTGATCGCGTGCCCAAAGCTTGGCTTTGCTTTCACTCACGCCGAATTCATCCTGCAACTTTGTTGCAAGGCCTTTAACGTGCGCGCCTCCGGCCTCCCTAACAACGTCCGCCACACGTTGCGTGTGTTCGGCCGCGATCGTTTTTATCAGTCCAGCGTTGCGGGTTTCGAACGATCGCACGAGCTCCACGCCGCCGGCAACCTTTGCCTGTGGGATTGCCGGAAGCTTGCTCAAGTCTTCGTCCACCGATGTTTGGATCGTGCGCACGGCACGCTGCACCCACGCAAGCGCGCGGCGCATCCAACTTGGACGCACGCCGTCTTCCACATACTTGCGCAGCAGATCGGTGTGCACGCCACGCAGTACAATCATGTACGCTTCAATCATCGCATTAACGGCGCCCTGTGGGGCACCACGTGCTGCAACGACTAGCGGCACCCGTCGGTGCGGCCCGAGCCTCTTATGCGGGCTGCGGGTTTGCGGGGAACGGGTTTGCGGGCTGCGTGCCTGTGGCGATCGGCGCTGGCGCATTCTCGGCTTTCTTTGCCTGGTCAGCTATGTCTTTTTCGATTTCAGCTAGATCGACTTCAAGCCCAAAAGAGCCATCTTCCGCTCGCGATTTAGCAACGTCCAGCGCGTTCAGGCATCCAATATCCACGGCCCAAATCTTGTCGGCCTGCGCGTTCAATAGTCGCGTATTTGCCTGCTCCTTGTCGGTCTGCTCCCACAGGCTTGGCCAGTTCAGTTGGATTGGCTTGCCGAGTGCCCAGCTCATGAGCTTTTCAAGCTTCACAGCATTGCGTGTGCGGTACTCCGCCACGTCGTCATAAAACTGCCTGATGTCACTTTCGCCCGTGGCGTTCATGCCGGCCGGTTCCTGCCCGAAAAGTTTCGTCGCCGGCAGGTTCGCTGCACCGGCGGTGCGCAGGTTAATCTGTTGCATGAGCTGCGGCAGGCTCGCAAAAGACACCTCCGTACGCTCGAAAGATTCGTTGCCATCGGCGTCCAGGAACAGCATCTTAATCATGCTCTTACTGACGGCGATCGAAGCCATGCGCGCTTGCGCGACGGTTTGATCTTTTTCCGCGAGCATCTTAAACAGCCCCTGTAGTTTCATAACTCCAATCGAGGCTTCGTCCAGCAAGTTGCTTACCGCGCCCCATGAGACGTCATAATCCCGCAATGTTTCCTGCACGGTCTGCAGCACCGATTGCCACGGAATCAAGTTCATGTTTGCCCCGACTACCGTCGGTTGGGCGCGTGCTGCGCCTTCACAAATCACAGCGCGGTCGATATTAAACGTCAACCCTGCGCGCGGGTGTTGCCCGGTAATGCGTAGGATTTTCGGCAGCTTGTACCGCGGGCTATTCGCATCTGTGTCGCGCGCATCAATGGTAAGCATGTGCCACGGCACGACGTCCAGCCAGTACATGTCCGAACCGGCGCCAGGTTCCGGGGCGGGGTCTGTTGGATCGCCGCTCTTAAAGCCGGGGATAATGAGTGCGCCGCCAAAGCAGCGACCCGCAAACAACCCCTGCAGAAACACCCCGTGCGGGTACAGCTCATGCTGGTTCAGCACGTGCCAGCGTTTCCAGTCGTTTTCGTCAATGCCAGTCGGCTCCTTTCGAAACGCCTGCGCTGGCAATAGCTCCACAATGCGCCGCGCAACCCAATTCTCATTGTACAGCGTTTCGAGCGCTTGGGTGTTCAACTCAATTGACGGCTGCAAGCTGGTGTTGCTGCGCTTGTCCCTGGACGTGCCCAGTCCGGAAAGGGTGTTAACCCAGCCGTCTAGGATTAGCTTCGATTTTTCTATGGCGGTCTGTTTTGGGTCGGCCATTCGTTCCTATTCCACGGGAAGCTTAGCAGGTTCCACACTAGCCGACAAGGCGTTTAACCTCTAAGGCGCAGCCTGCCGCGTTGCTATAGATCTCAGATCCGGTGAAACGTGCTGTGCGCCAGCCGTTTGCGAGTAGGTATCGATCTCGTTTCGCGTCGTGCGCACGTTGCTCTTTGCTGGCGTGATAATCGTGCCCGTCGCATTCAATCGCCAGCTTTTGTTCTTGGCAGGCGAAATCCAGCCGGTAAGGCCCTATTGAGAATTGTGCTTCCACTTGTACATTAAGTGTTTGCAATGCTGCATACAATAAAGCCTCAATAGGCGATTCAATTAGAGCCTCGATCGGCTGCCACGGTTTCAAATCCTGGGCGCTGAAACGCACATACCCAGAGTTTGTGTGACACCAGCACTTCGCCACACCCTGTCCGCGCAAATCGCAGCAAGTAACACCTGCCGCACAATCGAACATCCAAGATATTGGCAGCCATAATCTAGTGTTGTAGCCCGGTGTATATAGAAGATGCTGCACCCCGTAGACAAAAGTGCAGCCGGATCCGGGCTCACGGGTTGAGTACGGACCCATGCCAATCGCTTTCCGCCAAATGGCCACAACGCGCCTGATATTTTGCGCATCAAAATCTGCCCAGGAAGCCGCCATCCTGCGCTTAAAGGGATTAGGGTGCTCGCTCCAAATTTTTCTGAACCTAGCATCTGTTTCCAACCCCTCAAGTAGCGCGTCCAACACGGCGTCGGAATGAACGGGCATTGCTGACACGCTTGCAAAATGCGCTTCAAGGTTTTCGTACTGCTCTTCTTCGGTAGGCATTTTCTGCAAATACCTTCGCACAGGCGCAGCGAGCGTGCAAGGGTTATTTCACAGCGGGCGCTGTTTTTCCCAGAAGGCCGATCAGCTCTGACAGCCGGCTGAAACCCAGCCCCTGCTTTTAATATCCGCCAGCGCTCGTTGAAGTCCGGCGTCTAATTCGGATAGCGCCTTGTCCCAGGCAGCTAAAGCTATTTGCCGATTGTCCAGTATTCATTTCACATGTTCTCCAAAATCGCACGCCACATTTCAGCGCTGCCGGCCCCATTGTCCCCGAGGCGATCGAGCGCCTGCGTCGTCGTGTCCACACGGTCATTCGCGGCGGCGTGTGGGAAGCGCACGAGCTCCGCGCGGAACTCCCCGATCCACGGCGCCACGTCGGCCGGAGGAAACCAGATCAACCCCGCTTCAGCCTTTGCACTGTGCCTCCTTGCGCGGTCCTCTTTGGACCCGTGGGGCTCAACCTCGCGCACAGGGATACGCTGCCCTACGGCTTCGCGCGCCTCCGCGATCAGCGCGGTGCCGTTAGCCTTATCTTCGATTAAGATCTCACTGGCGGCTTTCCACATTTCACGCTGTTGCACTTCGATGAATCGGCGTTTCGTATCCGGGTAATTCCACCGCCCGTGGACCTCGTCGAGCAAGTAGTACCGCCCACTATGCGCCGCCCAAAGCGCCCCGTGTACCCAACTGTCCGCGGAGCCCTTGCCGGTGCGGCCTTTGAATCCCAGATCCCAGCTCTGTATGATGTACATCGCCGCAAGAACTGGGAGTTTCTCCCATGTCTTAAACCAAGCATCCTCGAAAAATGCACCGGCCGCGGGCACTGGATTCTGCTGTAGCTGCGCCTCTGCGTGCTGCGCGCCGCCTTCGGAGCGCATCGACACCTCGATTCGATGCACAGCTTCTTCTGGATAACGCTCAGGCCACAACAATTCTCCAGGCTCGGTTCTCACGTCCAGCTTGCCTAGCGAGCAGCCGTAATCCCAAGAGCAATCCGACACGTAGCGCATCGGAAAACAGACGTGCTCATAGCTGTGCGGAGGGCGTAGCATCACTCCGCAAACATCGTCGTGATTCAGGCGCTGCCCGATGATCAAATTCGTATGCCGACTTGGATCGGCACGGCGTGTCGGAAACGTGTTAGTCCAGATGTCCACCGCTTTGGCGAACATGTCCGCAGAGTCTCCAGCCTTATTCGAGTCGTCGAGCACAATGTGATCTCCGTGCTGGCTAGTCGCTCCGCCTTGTATCGTAAATGCGATGCGCGTTCCTCCGCTGTCGTTCTCAACGTCGAGCTCTGCGGTCACCGCGCGCCGCATTCGTACGTGCGGAAAGCACGTTTTGTAAAGAGGGCTGTCGATCACTCGCAGAAACTGCCTGGCCACTTGATGCAACTTGCTATTGTCGTAACTAGTGACGATGAATCGTCTGCTTGGATCGACGCAGGCCCAGACCCAAGCAATCCAAAACACCTGCACCCAAAGCGTCTTTCCCGTGCTCGGTGGGACATTGATCACCGTGTCCCCCATTTCGAAATTAGCATGTGCCTCGAGCACACGTGCGAGTGCATGAAAATGCCGGCTGTTCTTAAACGCGCGCGCCTCTCCAGATGCTTCCCAAAAATGGCGTACGAATGCGTGCAGACCGTTGCGCGCTATGTCCAACCGCACCGCCTTGGCGAGTGCACCCAAGGCGGCTTCTTTCGATATTTTCATGTCTTCACAACTCCTGACAGCATCTTAATCAAATTCTGGACCTGCTCATCCGACGCGGTTTCTGGAATTTCCCAATCTCCGCCCACTGCCTGCAGGCCCAGCGAAGCCGCCGGCAATGCCACAGACACTTGCGCCAAGCGCACTAGCAAACGCGGATCGATCTGCAGCTCCGGGGAATCGAGCTCCGCACGAAGCAGTTTATTAATCCCGATGCACGCTAGGCGCGTACTGCGCTCAAACATGTAGCTCACACGCGCCTTGGGGTCGGAAGGGATGTCCGTACTTTGGTCGTACGCAATCGCGCGCGAAGTCCAATCGAATGCTTGCGCAAGCCCCGGATCGTTCGGCATTCCGCGAGGTGTTTGCTTGATCCACGCCTGGAACATTCGGTAACAAATGTCCGGCTCGTCTAATCGTTGCTCCCAAAGATCTTGCGTCGTTAGTTGCATAATACGCTCAAAACGGCGCTGACTGCGCAGGGCGCCCGTAAGGCGTCATCACATGCGCGCGATACCACTTCCAGTAATCCACGGCGGCACGGGCATCGTCCACGGCGCGGTGTTTTTCCTCGCCCTTCTGCGGCCCAAAGCCTTTGGGGTAGACCATGTCATTCGCGGCGCGCAGCGTGGAGAGATCGAACACGCGGTAGTGCAGGCAATCCTGTACGAAGCCCGGCGCATACTCATGCAACCAACGCCAGTCAAATGGCGCATTAAAGTTGCTAAGACTTGGGCGCTCGTATGCTTTGCACGGCAGCCACAGCTCTGCAATCTTGCACAGCCAGCTTGTTAGCTCGCTGCGGTCGATCGTGTTCGATCGGTCCTGCAGATACGTCCACAGGCCGCTGCGATCGTGCATGCCCTGCACGCTAAACTCCTTTGGATCGTCTGTCTTCCGACCCACTTCCAAGCGCTTGGCAAGCAGCATGTCTGTCGGGTAGTAAATGCCGGTTTCAAACGCAGCGATTTCCTCGCCGCTTGGCATGTCTACGACTACCACGCCCACCTCGAGCAGCCAGTCTTTGGTTTCGTACAAGCCTGTGGATTCGATGTCAATGAATGGTACTAGCATTGCGCGTTGCCTCTCAAAATGCGTTTGCAGGTTGTGCGAATCGTTTCGCGCTTGTGATACTCGCGCCGACACATTTCTTCCAACTCCGGCTGATCGCCGGTGCGTTGCAGCATCCGTAGCGCATTGTACAAATGTCCGTCGGACATGCGACTAATCGGCGTGCACTTGCCGGTTGCTGCGCGCCAAACGGGCTCGCCAATCAAACGCGCCTGTACCCACGCTTGGAGCGTGCCAAGCGCGCGCACAAGCCTATAACCGATTCTCTGTTTAAACGTCAATGTTGACCAGTCTTCTTTTTGTTTCATCTTTATTACCTAGACTCCGTGCTCATGAGTGCGACCGACGGGTACCATTCGCTTTGCGCTTTGCCGTTATCCGCGTGCCAACAGCAAAGCACCATGCTATCGCAAGCTCTATTTTCACAGACCGTCATATCGCTACCGCCTGAATTTAATGTGACTACTGCTCCAATTTCGAATTGCATTTTCGGCTCCTGCTTTATGGTTAGCACACGCCGCCGACCGATTCCAGCTCTTTTAGCGCGGCCCACACATCGGGCTGCACTTCAATCGACGTCCACTCAGGGCATGGGATTAACCGTGCTGCTGCATCCAAGGGGCCACACTGCGGCCAAATTCCGATCGCCCCTGCAGGCAATAGCTCCCGCGGCGGCTCGAGCAACAGCGTGTACTTGGTGCCTGCGAGAAAAGCGAATAATTCGTCAACGGTTAAGTATTCCACTGGCACCTCCAGCCTGGACGCCCATTTCCGCGCGTATTCTAAAGCAAACGCTATCGTCGTTTTGTATGTTCGAGCGGCGTTGCTAATCCTCTGTCGGTCCTTGTGCTTTCGTTGGGACTGAAGGCCCCTCATATACTCTTTTCTACGGTGTGTCTTCCTGTACTGTCTATTGTATTCGCGTTTGCAAAGCCTGCAACGGTTCTTGGACGCCTCCCCGTGGCTACATACCATTAGTCCAAATCATTTCTCGGGACTTCGCTCCTGCGACTCCGCGCATCTTCCCCCGCATCCCGGACACTTCGTGCGAATACACAAAAGGGAGCCAGGTCGCCCCTTCCTGCTCAGCCACTATGACTTGCCCCGGCAGTGATCGACACCAATCCGCAAGTGCCGAGTAATCGATGCCCTTCAGGCCGTGCTTGTAACTGCTATACTTGACACCCTGGTACGGCGGGTCAATAAACCAAGTCGCTTTGATGCGCGGCAGGGTTTCGTACGAGCCGCATACTGCCGACCAATGGCGAATCTCCTGCACCGCCTGCACGAGGTAATCGCGTGTGTTGCGGTGCCACATGCCGGTATTGCCGCCGGCTTGCCCCTTGCCGTGCTTCGTGC